ATAAGTGCCACTTGTAAATACTGCAATCCAACCCTCTTTAGGTATCGTTGATGGCTTGTTCTCTATAACTCTCCAACCTTCAGGGAATTTATTATTAGGGAAATCTTTAGCGTTCCCCCATGCTCTATACTTATTGTCAGTTAGCCATAATATATAGTCGGTAGGTAAATCGGCACATTGCGCGTGATAAGATCTATCTACGTCAATTGCTCCTGGTTCCATAGCACCAAAGGAAGCGTCATAACTCGTCCAACGTTTAACTCTGTATGGACTATCTACTACACCGTTTTTATAATCTCTTAAACGTTTATTGATTTGAGATTGTGTTTTCATCTGGGGCTCCTCCTCCATCATTGCTAAATTCGAATTCCTCTTCATCAGAATCATCAGTAAACGGTTCGTTAGTGTCGAAAATTTCAGGTTTTATTGCGCCCGACTCACTTTTAAACTGTACAGGTTGCGTTTCTTGATTGCGCGGTTTGTTTAATTCGAAGTCAATACCAGCGTCTGAAACTCCCTTAGTATTAGGGTTAGTTACAATACCTAAAGCTACAAGTAATGTGATAATACTACCAATAATACCGCTAATGGTTTCAAGTTGAGCGGATATATCAATACCAAAAGCTTCAGTTACTTGTTTTGCAAATAATAAAATAGCACCCACTAAAGCTGTGAGTGTTGTTCCGTTTTTAAAACGATTAATCCAGTTAATTTTCAAAAAAACATCTCCTTTAGATAAATTAAAGAGCCAACGTAAAACGTCGACTCTTAATAAATTCTACGCATGTGCTTTTTCGGGATTGTATTCAACACCAGTTAACTCTAAATATTCTTCAGGCGTTACAAATCCTCTTTTAACAAATAAAGCAAACTGTTCGTTTGTGTAATATCCCATTTTGTAGTATTTAACTCCGATATCATGCATTAGCATTTCCTCCTAACAATTGAATAGTTAAATCAGATATATCTTTTCTTGCATCGCTTAATTCTTCTTGTGTTTTTAACAACTCTAAAGATAGGTCAGCTATAATATCTTCTTTTTCATTGTTTTTATTTGTCGTATCTTCATTTTCGCTTTTCGGTTGTGAGTCTTCCCAATTTTCTTTAGTATTGCCAATCCATTGTTTACCATCAAAATGACAAGGAGTATATATTCCTTCTGGTGGTTCTATATCAGTCCATTGTCCTTTAGGATATTCCATTTCTCCATTGTGATTTTCAATAACTAAATATGGTGTGCCATCATAAAAATAAATTTGCTTTGTCTTCATATTCCCGCCTCCTATAAAACGACTATTCCTTCGATGTAATAAGCGCCATAAGGCGTTGTTTCACCTTTAGGGTCAAATGTTATTTTTAAATCTCCACTTTGAGTTATAGTCACGTTGTAGATGATTAATTGAGATGAATTAACGCCCGCTTTTGCATATTGTTTATAATCCTTCACCTTATCCGAGATGTTTTTCGGGAGTTTCGCAAAAATCATTTCTTTACTGTTAATAGAACTTACTGCACCTTTTATAAATAGCATTTCTGTATCATTAATAGAGATTAATTTATACATTGGCTTGTTAAGTGTCCCAGCTTGTGTAATTCCGTTCACAAGAGAAAGTGTTTGCCAGCCTGTGTCAGTACCTTTAGCCTTTAACTGGTCTAATTGTTCTTGTGTGAAATCGTTATACGTGAATGGTTTACCGTCTTTTCCAGGAACACCTTGTATACCCTGTTCTCCTTTTAAATCTGCAAGTTGTTCTGATGTAAAATCTTCATAACGGAACGGCTCTCCTTTAGGGCCTTGAGGGCCTGGATTACCATTTATACCATCGATACCATTAATGCCATTTTTACCATCTTTACCGTCGTGTCCTGCTGGGCCTTGTTCTCCAGTATCTCCTTTAGGTCCTTTGAAAATATCTACATTGTCTTTCATTACTTTTTCTACGATATCATCTAGTAATTCCACACGTATTTCTTTTCCTACACTTTTAGTTATACCGCTGTCGTTAACAGTAAAATAAAAGTTAGCAACATGTGTGCTATCGTTATTTTCAGGATTTTCTAAGAATAATTTACATTGCATTTGCCCTACATGTTTAGTGATATATTCAGGGATAATATATCTTACAAAGCCTTCTTCAGCTTTAACTATTTCTAATGGCTCATTAGTGAATATAGAACCATCTTGTGCAAAAACATGTAATACAGGTTCGAATTTCGTCTGATTGAAATTCACAGAGATGTATTCTTGATTTTCATTAATAATGTTCTTTTTCTTAATATGGATATCAATAACAGATGTTTTGTTATCCATTGTGTACAGATTAACGTTTATGCTGCCTAAATCAACGCCATTTTCATTAATGATTGTATTAACTGTACTGGTTTTGTACGTTTCCATAAAAACACCTCTTCAATAATAAATTTAGGGATAAGAGCTGTCAGCCTTATCCCTATTTATATCTATCTCTAATGAAATAGACACCTTTTATACCGATTTTGTCATATAGATTTTTGATAGTTGTTGCTTGAACTTGTGCCCAGCGTACATCAGTTGCATATTGATGATTACCTGGATGTCTAGGATTCCATCGCATACGATAAAGTGTATTTTGACCTTTGCTGATATAACCCTGTCTTACAAACTTAGCGCCGCCAATAATACCTTTAGCGGGAGTAGTCCAACCACGACTTCTCGCATAAGGGATAGCATTATTAGGGTTCCAATCATACGCACCAATACCAAAGTAGTTATAAACACCTGCGCGACCGCTTGAGAAGTAAGATGTACCATAACCACTCTCAAGGAAGGCATGTGCAATTAAGTATATTTCATTAAGGTTATACTTCTTACAAGCATAAGCAACTGCTTTACCTTGCCCGGATAAAGAACCTTTACCGCGCAATATCTTATTAAGTGCTGAAACTGAAACGCCTTGATATTTACCAAGATTGAGCATTTGATACCTTTGTGTTTTACTATTCCAAATCTTAAGCGAATTCATAGCGTTAAGTGTTGCCGAGTAACTTGCACCATACCACCCGTTACCGTAGTTTATTTGAGGAGATTTAGTCATTTGGATAGCTACCGCTCTCTTGAATGAATAAGCACTTCTTGAGACAACCACAGTAGGCTCTTTACTTCCTTTTTTGTTTGTTGTTCTAGTTGTATTCTTATTAACACTAGATGCTGGAACTGCAACTTTAATAGTTTTAGTCTTAACTTTATCTTTAGGAATTTCAGAAAGTAACTTCTTACTGTTTTTATATAGATATAGTAATCCATTGATTGTTTTGTCTATGTTTTTCTTAGGTGGCAATCCATTGAGTGATATATCCCAAGCTCCATGCTCGTATACGCTTCGCCAAATATTAGATGTGTCAACTTCAATAGAAGATGGCTTAACTGGTATACCTTGATATTTCATTCTGAACACTGCTTGTAGCATTGTGTGTATCTCGTTGACGATAAAATCATCTTTACTTGCTGATAAATCTTGACACACTTCAATAACGATATTATCAGGGTGACTAGGTACTTCGTACATTTCTAATCTAGGTTGCCATATATGGTTTCTATCTACGAAATAGTGAGGATATTCTTTATCAGTAAGATATTTTTCTCTATCAAAGTATAGATCAAGAACTGAACACATTGTATTTGCGTTTCTTATAGTCACTTTCTTAGGGTTATGACCTCTATCTTTACCTTGAACAATATCGTGCGGGATAAATTCAGGATAAGTTGGTTCACCATCATCTATAGTGAAATTAATATGTGTTTGTTTCTTCTTAATGGTTACTGTTTTATTATTATCTGTTGTTGTGGTACTTGAAGTGTCAGAACCGCCGCTTGGTTTAGGAGGGTTTTTCTCAGCTTTATAAGGAGGTCTAACAAAATAAATGTTCCCGCCATTACCGTTGTAGTTATGATTAACAAAAGCCGCTCTCGAACCACTCCATTGATTAGACCCAACCCAATTCTGGTCCACACATTTAAAGTGTGATTTATCACTAGGACCAACAACTATTGCAGTGTGTCCAGCCCAACCATAAGTCCATACTGCTATATCACCAGGCTTTGGAATGAAACTAGATGTATTTCTATAAATTTTCCACGATCTATTAGGGTATTGACTACGATTTGCCATAGCGTTTGCATTTCCCCAAGTTCTAAAATGCCAATATCTTTGAAAAATATAGTTAGGTAGATCCCACAATATTGTTACGATAGTATTCGCTACTTACTACCTTCTTCATATTTCTATGAATGTTCAGACTATATCATCAACCCAATAGGTTGCTCCCCGTTTCCACTCGCTTGAGCGTACGTCTTTCGACTAGTCGTTGCACGTTTCCTTTAAGGACTTCGCTCATGATTGCCCTCGCCTTTACGTTAGGGGTTCCCATGAATTAGAGGAGTTTTCATTAATGATTACTCACTAATGGTGCTGAAAGTTAACACTGGAAACCATACCTACCGTCAATGTCGACACCTTTATGGTTTCTAGCCATCCATTTAGCCCAATCTACAACTTGCGAGGCTGTTGGTTTTCCACTTTTAGGTAGTATAGCCATTTACACACCTACTTTCTTCAATCAAAATAAAAAGCCAACACCGAAGTGTCAGCTTAAAATATTACGGTGGCTAAACCGAATGCTGCTGCAATAATTGCACAACCACCACTAATTAACGCAACAACAACTTGCACATTTCCTTTTTGTTTGTCGGAAATTGATTTATTGATGTTTTCTAATTGAGCTTCATGTGACTTAACAGTATATTTTACATCTGTAAATTCTGAGCCCACTTTTTCTATGACGCTGCTAATTTTTTCTAAATGCTTTTCCAATCTTTCTTGAGACTCGAATTGCTTTTCTTGTAATCCTGTTTGCTTTTCTAATCTTTTATCGAGAGTGCTATACGCTTCGATGTGTTTTCTGTCGTTTTCGTTGATTTTTTCATAAATCTTACCGGTGTTTTGTATCCATTCAGTACGTAATACGTACTTATCTTCTTTTTCCGACAATCTCCACACCTCCATAGAATCCCATAATTCCACAAATCATAGTGAAAGTAGAAAATTGCAAAGGAGAAAGCCAATTAATAGCATGAAACATACTCGCTGATGTCATTAAAAAGTAAAAACAAGCACTACCCCAACCCCCAATGCAAATAAGGTAGTTAAATATGTTGTTTAACTTTTGTGTAGGTAGAAAGAAAGGTGCAACAATTATAAAAGCACTAAATATCATTGCTAGTATGCCCCAAATCCAAATAGGCATAACGTGGTGTAGCACTAAATAAAAATCGCTGTCTCTAATAATAGTTTCTTGTTCTCTTGTCCAAAAGAAGCCTCTTTCAAACATTAGAGCGCCAAAACCTAAAACCATTATAAAGGTTAACGAATAAGTTATTGAGTTTTTCTTCATTATGACTTACCTCCTAAACAACTGGATTAGATCCGGGAATTACTACGCCTTTTGTAGCGTCATACCAAGAACCCCATCTTGTAGTTTCGCCCATCATATTACGAGAGTATATTCTGTGTCTGTTGTAAGGCATAAACAATACTTTTTTGTATGTGTCACTTCTTGCAATAACGATAGCATAGCCACTTTGATTATCGGGATCTGGAGAATTTGTAGGGTTGTAAAGGTAGTAAAAACCAGTTTTATCAATTTTGTTCATAGTAGATAAGTCAACATCATCTAACCTAATAGCAAAACCTTCGGCTTCTGTAAGTGCTGATAATTGGCCTGTAGCACTCTTTATAGCTTCATTAACTTTGTTTTGTATTAATTCATCTAAACCATCAGAAAGCGTCTTAAATTCATCTTCGTTTGCCTTCTTAGATAACTGCTGATTAACTTCATCTTTTTTAGCGTAGTTGATAAGGTGCTCGTCTAAGTTTTCCTCTGTTATAACTCCTTCAGTTGCCGAATTTAATCGTTCATTAACCTCTAAAATTTTATCGTTAATATTATTTAGATAGTCTGTTAACTCTGTTTCGGTTTGTTTTGCGAAACCTTCCATTTGTTCCCGCAAATCTTTAACTTGTTTAACAAATTCTGCTTTTTGAGTATTTACAAAATTCATGAATTCTTCTTCAGCATTTTGAACGTTTTCTAATTCTTTCGATACAGTATCAATTCTGTCTTTTACTAAATCAACAAGATCGTCAATCTCTCTAATATATCTGATTTTAATATCAGCATCTATCTGGTTAATTAATGCATCTTTTACGTAAAAGCGAAACTCGTTAAGTACAACTGTATCTTTACGACCAACTGCTTTGATATAAATTTGACCAGTCACATGAGTGTCAGTAGAAGCCTTTAGGAAATTACTGTCTAAAGTTAAACGTATAATGCCTTTCATAGGATTAACATATTCAACTTTAACCCTTCCGGTTGAAGAACCGTTATCAGAAACAAAATAAGCTGTTATCTCAGTATTAGCTTCGCTAATCTCTAGGGGATAACTTTCCCCGTTTATTTCTCTACGCACTTGAAAAGTTAATACCGCAGTATTTATATCCATATTATAAAAACCGATACCTTCGTCAGATATCGGTTTTAAATAAGGTTCATCGACAGTAGTTATTCTTGCTTCTTTGTAAAATCCATCCATTATGAAGCCTCCTTATTTTTTCTTTTTAGTTTTATGAATAATTTTGTTTGTCTTAGTATATGCGCTTGGTTTATCAGGATAAACTTGATGGAATGTTTTTTCTTTTTGGTTACCATACCCACCAGATTTAAGAATTTGAACTGCTGTGTGTGTATGTGATGGTGTGAAAGTAAGGTTAATAATTAAGTTTCTAACCTTTGCAACACCTTTAGTTCTTAATATATCAACAACACCCATAACTTCGTTTGATCTGTGTACGTTATTTGGACTCGTTGTTGAATATTGAACAGGAGCTATTGCATGCAGCGGGATAGTATGCCAACCTTTTTTAACTGGCATTCTCACTCTGTATAAGTGACGTTTTCTACTTTTTCCATTACCGCTGTACGGGTGATAGTTTTGTACAACATATGGTGCTACAGCTATCGTTGTATCTCTATCAACTTCAACAGTAATAGAACCGTTTAACTCTACAAAGCCATTAGCTGTAACTTGGAACCTTTGTTGTGTCATTAGCATACGTTGGTAATCTTTTTTTGCAATAAGAGAAAATGGTTTAGTATCTTTTTTATCAAATCTGCTACTATAAACCAAAGATTTTACAATAGGTTGATTAGCAATTCTTCCTTCTTTGTTAGTGTCCAATTTAGCTAATTTAACTATGATGTTTCCTAAATAGTAAACTGAACGCCACATTTCTTGAGCTCCTCTAGGTTTCCCAGCTCTACCTTCATATACTTCAGGCAAGAAAGAAGTTGTACCACGCTTAATACCTACCCAGTTACTAAATGAAGCTAAAGTGCTTGACCCCCATGTAACATAGTCGCCATGATCTGATATTTCAGATAGTAGTTCAGTCATTACATTGTTAGGTTGGTTAGCAAAACGCGGATAGAATAAGCAATAGTCACTTACCTGAGAAACGATGTTATGACAATCCACGTGAGCAGTAATATCACCTAAACTTTCCACTAGCGCTTTCATATTTCTACTTTCTCTCTCACTAAACGGCTTAGTCCCTTTGTAGTTTTTACCAGTAGAACGTGTTCCACTACCATTCGACCAATAATAGTCAAAGTTACGATTTAAGTCTACATTATTTACATTCTCGCGTTCATTATTAGCAAAGCCCCAAGGGTTAACAATAGGAACTATAACCACCCTAACGTTTTTACGTATATAAGCGAGTTGTGAATACTTGTTCCATTCATTAACGACTAAATCCATAAAGCGACTTAAAGCATAAAATGCGCTGTATTCATTCCCGTGTATACATGATGTTATGAGTAAAGTTTTTGTATAGTTTTGAGGTTTGAAATCATAAGCATAAACATTGTACTTGTTACTTTGGTCTTTACCTACATATTTTTTCGTAACATACTTGTTGTCAACAAATTTGTCATAAAACACTTTTCTATTGTCATCGGGATCGTTATTATTAGGTGTTTCATTAACACCTTGTTCTGCACTAGCGATAAATGGAGGAGTAAATAGATAAGTAGCGTCATCAGCCACATTTAGTTCTTTGTCTATTTTTTCATCTATTCTAGTGAAATCATGTCTTAGTCTTTCTGAAAGTATAGGGAAATTTTGAGCGTCAATTGATGTACGACTATCTCTCACTTCTTGAAGCCCATTACCGATAGTTCCTAAAACTAAGTTTCTTATTCGTTTACTTTGATAACCTAACTCTTGACCTACAGTAACATTAGGTCCAGTAGGTAATGTATATACAATTTGTTCAGAGTTATGTGCTCGCTTTTCAGTTTTTCCATGCTTTACTAATATTTCTTCGATATTAGTAAGCATATCTCTTATAGCAATGTAATTGAGTTCGTTTTCTCTAACATAACGCGAACTAAATAAAGTATCTAGTTTTGTGTAGATAGTCTTTCGCATTGCTACGCCTCCTTAACTTGTAGTTTTCCATCTTTATCTATTGTAATGTTGTAATACTTACCATTTTCGCCTTGCATTTTGAGACGATTATAGTGAAGTCTATCGACTTTCTTTTTATCATTATTACTCATAAGTCCAGATGTTTTATCTGTTGCCTTTGGTATTACGTATTTGTTAAATCCACTTTTAGCACTTGCAATAACTTGCCATGTCTTACCACGATCATGAGACACTCGGAATTTACCATTTCTGTTATATTCTAGTATGTGGTCTTTTTCTACAATTGCTCTTATTCCATTGGCATTTCCGTGCAATGCTTTGTTAGAGTCGATGGACTTTCTTGTAGAAGTAATAGCTGCATTTGCTTTTGCGTATGTTGTTCGATATGAATTAGCAAATCCTCCACCTAAACCACCTACAACTTGTGCTGCTTGACTAATTCGTTCTAAATAACGATTTTTGCGGTTAAAATCTCCTAAAGTTACGTCTTGTTTTACTATCTTATTTTCAGCGTCTCTAATAGTCTTAACTTCGACTATTCTCATAAATTCATTTATACCCAGTATAGAGTGCTTAACTTTTACAATGTCTGCAACTCTAGGAACTGCATTAGGATAATGTTGTCGCAAAGCTATAAAATCCAAAGTTAAAGAGCGTTTTATAGATGCATTAATAACAGCTTGCAATCTAGCTCGCATAATATCAGGATCAGTAATAGAACCATCTTTAACAGGTGGTGCATCAAAACGACCGTAATCTTTCATATTAGGATGCTCAAATTCAACAATAAGGCCTGCACCATCTAAACCCTCTTCATCAGTATAAGAACCGTACCCTTTAACATAGGTATACATTTGACCACTATCTTCTTCTAATTTCATATTGTTTGCATTAATTTCATCGTCTATATGATAAGTTGCTCTTTTTTCTAAATATGGCGTAAATTCAAAAGTATATGTGTTTGTTTTATGATCATGATGTATATCAAATTCTAAGTCCCATGCCTCTAAACCCTTTTTCAGTAAATCTTCGACACTTTCTCCCTCGCCAGAGTCTTTGATTTCAGAAACAAACATATTGTCAGGCACTTTGAATTTAAGTCCAGTTCCTTTAAATATCTTTTCGAAAAAGTCGGGTGGTTTATGAGGACCATCTATTTTGTCATACACTCTCTTTCTTTTGATAATATCTATCGGCTTCTCTCTAAGTGTTACAGCAACTTCTTGATTTCTACCATGTGTTTGTCTATCTATGATATAAGCAACGTATTCTCTCTTGTCATTAGGTCCTGTTAACTGCGTCAGTGTCCAGCGTTTATCAATACCTCGTATAACATTATAGTTATATTTATCTTCAAGCAATTTGCATTGTACAATTGTTTCAGAACCTAGCTTTGATGTTGTTGTAGTAGTGACATAAACTGGCTCGCCTATTCCTCTTATAGGGCTAAATAATACTGGCATTTAATAACCACCTACTTATAATAAAATTTCATATCAAAAGTTACTGACTTAACCTGTTGATTAAAAGCGAAATCATTCCAGCCAGGATAGAATTTAGGTTGTGCATTTGTACAACGATGATTAATTGGAGTGCCGTTTCTCCACGTTTGAACTCCGTCATACACTATCTTGTCGCCTTTTTTCAAATTAATATTACTGATTTTCATATAATCAGATTTTCCCAACGTAAATTGGAAACTTTCTTTACTGCTTACATTTTTACCTAAAACGATAGTTACTTTCTTATAGAGTTTAAATTCGTTATTAGGTACATTTCCGTGGTAATAAACACTGTTATTCCAAATATTAGTAAAAGTGTATGTTCTTTTGTCGTTTTCTTCGTCAAATGGTACTAACATATCATTAGACCATAACGCTTTGTTAGGTTTGTTCTCTAAATCTAAAGAAGTACCAATACTCTCGGCAAAAGGTATTTCAATTGTTTCAAAAACTAAGTCGAAGTTAATCACATTACCTTTGTTATCAGGTGTTATTACTGATGAACATTTAACTTGATACTGTTTACCACTAGTATAGTAATTATCGTTCATCATATTATGATCGAATACTGGATAACCATATTTATCATATGATTGATAGTCATCTTCCGTCGGTTGTAAAAACTTGTAATTATGCTCTTCGGCATATCTAAGTTCTCTAATCCATACAGGTTCAGTGTTTACTGTTAAATCATAAAATTTATCTCGTAATCTTGGTATATCATTAAGTTTTGTACTAACTACATAGCAGGGTACCGTAATTTTCCTTTTACGGTACTGACTACTAAGTAACATACGACCACTTGTGTTTTCTTTTGTTTCGTAGTTGTCCTCTATCTCCGGGCTTTCGATGACAATATCTTTCACTCGAAAACCGAAGTCAGACAACTTGTATTTAGCGCCATCTTTTTGTTTAATTTCTAAATCCATTGCCTGACCTCCTAGAATGTGAATGTGGCATCTCTATCCGCCATTTGTCCGTTGACTATATGAGTTAAAGCGTCGTTGTTAACGTCCATTTTAACGGTTACAACACGTTGCGATGGATTCGTCTTATATTCATGAGTATGTGTAACTTGTGCATTGGCTGATGCACTAGCGTTTTTAATATCTCCTTGAATATTTGGTATTTTTAGATTGCTATTTTTTAATGTACTTCTAACATCACTTAATACATCAGTTGGATTAACAGCATTTTTAACTGCTTTTACAGCACTTGATCCCAAACCACCTGCAATGTTTGCCACGCTTTTTTTCTTATCATCAATACCGATTTTAAAGCCTTCTCCAAAATCTCCACCGATACCCATCATTACTCTTGATGGAGAGTGTGAATTGAGAACACTTCTAACCGCATTGATTGCTGAACTAGCAACACCTTTAGCTGCATTTACAACAGCACCAGCGGCGTTTTTAATACCATTTACCATTCCCATAATTAAATCTGTACCGGCTTGAGTGAAACGGCCTATAAAGTTACGTACTGCACTTAAAGCATTTGATACTCCGTTTCTTACATTATTCACAACGTTACGCATACCATTAATGACTGCGTTGACAATACCACGCATAGCTGAACCTATAGAACTAAGCATATTCATAAATCCGCTAACTGCTGCATGAACAGCACCCATTACAGCGTTTATAATTGTACTTTTAATTAAATTCCATAAAGAAGTTATTAAAGAAGAAATTGAAGTCATAATAGAACTTGTAATAGCGCTTAATCTAGCCCAACTTCCACTGACGATACCAACGATAATTGTAACTACACCTTGTATAACTCCTTTGATAGCATTCCATATAGTAGATGCTATGGTAGAAATAACACCAAATATAGTAGAGGTTACAGTAGAAATCGTTGTCCAAGCTGTTGTAACGATAGTAACGATGATATTAACGATAGTCATAACGACCGTTGATATCGCAGTCCAAATAGTTTGTGCAATAGTAACAAGAACTGTCCAAATCGTTTGTGTAACTGTAACAATTGCAGTCCAAATCGTAGTAACAATTGTAACTAATGTTGTAATTATAGTTGTTATTACTGTAACAATTGCAGTCCATATCGTTTGTGCTACCGTTACTAAAACGTTCCATTGGAATTGTGCCATAGCAACAATTGCACTCCATATATTAGATAAGAAAGTTCCTAATCCACTAACTACAGAGATAACGGCATTGACTATTGCATTCCAAATAGAACTTGCAATACCAATTAACGCGCCAAATATTGTACTGAAAAAGTTGACTGCGTTTTGCCAAGTTTGTTGTAAATATTTACTCCAAATATCCCATATAGCCTGAGCTGCAGATACAATATTTTGCCAAATATTTTGTCCAACTTTTAATATTGTTTGCCAAGCACCCGACCAATCGCCACTAAGTATCTGTAAAGCTACAGTAATAATGCCGATAATAATATCAAAGGCAACCTTAATAACTGTAGTTATCACAGTCCAAACCGTACTTACAACAGCAACTAAAGCTTGGAAACCTTGAGAAACTATTGGAGAAATCAACTGAATAGCCGTTTCTACAACTTTTACGATATTATCCCAAGCGTTTTTAAATATAGGAACTAAAGGTCCCATGATATCTTGAGCTTGAGAAAGCAATTCTCCTAAAAATCCAATAACAGCTTGTATTGCGTTCCCTACTGCATCTTTAATAGCATTCCACGCGTCGCTCACAGCATTTCTTAATACTTCTGATGAATTCCACAAAGCAACGAATATAGCAATTACTGCTGCAACTGCTGCAACAATAGCTATTATCGGGGCATCTAAATACATGAACGCTAAAGCAACAGTATCTAATGCTCCACTAAGTGCTGAACCAATCGCACTAAGTGCTTCTATAACCGTTCCTGCACCAGTCAATGCTTTGACGAACGTTCCTATAAAGTCTATAACTCCTAAAATAGGTGGACCTAGTGTCATGAATACACCGGCTAAAGTCACGATCAATCCTAAAAGTATACCAATTGCTGGATGTGCAGCTGTTAAGTTTTTGATAAACTCTGTCATAGCAATAGCTACATCTAAAACTTTTGCAGCTAACGGAGCCATAGCAGTAGCAACGTTAATGATAATCATTACTAAGTTACCCAGTAATGACATTAGTTTTGGACCGTTAGTGTTAACGTAATCCATAAATTTCTTGAATCCATCTGATTTAGCAACGGTAGCACTCCAAGAAGCAAACTTCTCAGACATTTGCGCTAGAGATTCTAATATAGAGTGTGTATTCGGCGCAAATGCTTTCATGAGGTTAAAAATACCCTTGAAGGTATTTCCAAATATTTGTCCGATTAACGGTAAGTTCTGTTTAGTATATTCAACAAAGGATCTAATAGCTTCTTGTCCAGCCGATGACTGCGCCCAAGAATTAAAAGCTTGTCCCATTCGTTTAAATCCAGCTGCAGCCCAATCTGCAAGTGGCGCTAGTTGTGTGAGAACACTTACAACACCACTACCAAAATTGCCTGCTGCACTTAGCATATTATTGAATATTCTTACTCCTGTTGTGCCCATCATTTGGAAAAACTTTTGTGCAACTTGAGAGTTTTTAGCCCAATCAAGCATTTTAGCACTCGCTTGTTCCATTCCTTTTGACACGCCACTAATGAAAGGAGACAAACCTGCTAACCCCACTTTAATCATGTTTAAGCCATTAGCCATTGTGTTAAAAATTTGACTTTGATTTTTCTCTATAATACCTTGCCAAGCATCTTGAACACCTTGTAAGGCACTTTCGTACTTTTTCGTTTCAGCTGTAGCTTGTAGAGTTCCATCGTTAAGCATTTTAATAGCACTTGCAGCCATAACTCCAAATCCCATAACGCCACCTGCAGCAACACCGAATGCAGCCGCTAATCCCGCAGCTCCACCAGCTACAACCCCGATAGCATTAAGAACAGCAAATAATGCAGGAACCATCGAAGCAATGATAGGAACGACTAAGGTTAAGTTGGAAATCAACGCACCTTGTACCATATTAGAAATAACAGTACCAATTGTTCTGATACGTGTAGCTAAAGCGTTCCATGAGTTCATAGAACTATCAATACCAGCTACCATTGCTCTAAATGCACCTTGTGCTTTATCTGAATCAACATCTATCCTAGTGTGTATTCGGTTAGGAATTGAACGTAACATTGCTTTAAGCGCTAAAATCTTAGATACAGCAGCGCCTTCGTTAACTTCGACAGTAGCTTTTGCTTTTTGTCTCGCAAAGCTATTAAGCGACTTTTTAGCTTCAGCTATAGCGACACGTGCTTTAGTTGCGTCTGCATCTAAATGAGCACTATAAGAATTTCCGTCAAACGCATCTAGGTCTATCTGTAACTTTGATAATGTTGTAATTGCCCTTCTAGCGTCCACATCGGCATGCGCATTAGCATTTGATCCGTCGAAGCGTTCTAAATATGCTTGTGCTTCTTCGATGTTAGCTTTTGCGCTTGCTACATTAGCGTCAAGTTCAGCGTCTCCTCTGTAAACGTTGAATTTTCTTACGTATTCTTCTGCGATAGCAACTTTAGATTTAACCTCATCAATATCAACATCTAAGTTACCCTCTGCTTTAGTGTTATTAAATGATTCCATAGCTGACTTAGCACTTTCTACCGCTCTTTTAACACCAGATGAATCAGCGTCTATTTCATTGTCTTTAATCTTCTCCATAGTACCTTTGAAACGCTCTGCGGTATTTTTAGCTGCCTGTATAGCACTTTTGAACTTTTTTGCGTTAGCTTCAATCGTCGCTTTTATACTATAGTTAGCTTCTGCCACGTGTTCCCACCTCCTTATTTATTTAATTCTGCAATTTGTTGTAGCAAGTCTTTTGGTGGTTTATTTTCCTCAAATTTGGCTTCTGAAGCGAATTTGACGGGTTCACCTTTGTTTAATCGTTGAATGTTTTCTTGATAGTGCATAATATCGTCTGCACTTTTGAAACGATATTCTGTCTCGCCTTTTTTACCGCCACGTTTCTTCTTCTCTGCAGCTGCGTCTCTAATAGCAAATGCTAGTTTGTACATATCCATATCTCTATCTAGTTGTTCATATTCTAAGGCATACATACGATAGTTGAACTCTCTAAGTGTCATTCGCTCTATAACATCTAAATCATAGATTTTAAGCTTACTCATGCATAAGATAACAATACGATCAAACGTTAATACTTCTTCCTCTACTTCTTGCTGTTCTTTTTGTATTTTTTCGGAACGAGGTTTTGGGTTAAAACACGCTTTCCCAGTTCCTCGATAACTTCATTACAAAATTCTTCAAGACCAGTATTTTCAATAACATTCTCAACAACTTCTTCTAAGTCTTTTTCTGTTTTAGGAGCGCCTTTTTCTTGTGCTGTTGCAGCTTTAATCACTTTTGCAACATCTACTACACTGTGGCTTTCTAATGCAGGTACTAACATTTCTGTACCTTTACCAAAGTTAACTTGTTCAGCTTCCATGCCCATTTCTTTATCAATGATGTTTAAAAACTTTAATCCAAATGATAATTCGATTGTTTTACCGTTAAATTTGATTTCCATATTTTTAATTACCTCGCTTTATTTTATTAGTCAAAAAGAAAAGAGGGCTTTAAGGCCCTCATTGTTATACACTTTCTACTGTGCTAGGTTGGTTAGGTTGTGGAATATCTTCTGACGCAAGACCATCGTTCGCAGGATCTGCGGCAACAGTATCGTGGAAGCCATAAGCTGCTTTGTTTTTCTCGATTTGTTCTGGTAAAGTAGCCCAGCCACGTTTCTTTTTAAGATATACACCAAATTCTGTTTCGAATTCTGCGATATCATCAGCGTCATTTGTACGGTCAATACTATTCCAATAACCTTGACGATATTCAGCTTTGTATTTACCTTCCGAATTTTTCACTTTTTTGTTAATGACCCATAATTCATATGGTACATCTTCTTCTGTAGCGTCTTCGATTTCATCGCATAACGTATCATCTTGGTTCATGTAGCAAGTGATAGTTACGGTAGACTCTAAAGTACCTCCAGAGTTAACAGGACCATCAACAGTAGCTTCTGTATCTCTATCTTTTTCAGTTTCGCGTTCTAGTTCTGTTACCCACATTACTTTATTTGCATCTTTTTTATCGCCAGCCTTACGAATCAAGACTAACTCATCAGTACCTTGTTTAATTGCCATAGGTTTTGCCCTCCTAAAAAATTATATAAAAAAAACAAGCCAATTAATGACTTGTGTATTCAATATTTATTGTTATATGTGATAATGCTTGATTACTTTCTATTTCGATAGCTTCGTTGATATCTAACTGTGGATTAAACAAACTAAAACCATCGAGTTGAATATCGTCTAACATGATATTTTGAACTTGCATCAGCAAATTGTCATTAGCACTTTTATCAATATCCAACCCCCACAGATGAACGATGGCGGTAGGGTTACCTCCAAAACTGTCAAAAGTTAACAAGTTCATGCTATCTGTAGTAGTTTGAATAGCAATAAAAGGATATTCAAGCTCTTGGTTAAGTTCTTTAGTTTCAATTACAGGGACACCAAGTTCACTAAATTTTTCATATAAGTAGTTGAATAGTTGAAGTTTAGCTGATTGTTTCATTACATGCCACCCGTTTTACCGTTTATTAATTTCTCGAGGTCCTCTCTGACTTTTCGAGTGTATCTTTCATAAACAGGGAACATAAAAGTTTCAGGAGCCATGTAGCGTGTACCGTATTCAAGGAACGAACTGTACCCAGCGTTAGAGGTCACAGCATACTTCATATCGCCAATTTTTGTATCTCTAATCATTCTAGCTAAATTTCCTGTCCAGTAACCTTTGTTCATTACTGACTTAGCGCTCACAACAGTATCTCTAGCGAACTCGCCAGCATTGTTTTTGAGCACTTCGTCAACGTCATCATCAATGCTACTGTGCATTCGATCTAGCTTTCTAATTAGAGCATCAATATCTCCAGCCACTATTTAACCTCCTCTGCATAGAATACAGTGTCGTGTTCATAGTCGATACGTTTAGTGATAATGTACTTTGAATCTTTGATATAAGCATGAGTCACTTTTGGTTCAAAACGACCATTTAAGCGAATGACGTTAATATCTTTGGTTACATCTCCATACTCAAGATTAGTACGTTGCGGGGATAAAGGAGATATATTACAAGGAACTTCGTTGTACACTTGTTCCTTAACATCGTACTTACTTGTTTTAGGATTGTAACCACCTTTAATTTCCTTAGAGAACTTCACACGCTTGTTGTATCTCAATAGAAAACACCTCTACCACGTTTACTTGTCTCTTTTGGAAATAAAGCATCGATAACGTCCATATACTCATCAAAATCATTGCTTTGAAAAGTATTAGAACGTCCATCAATACTTTCTTGCGTCATTCCTTCGGCGCCAACACGATTAAAGCGTTTGACTGATACTTCTTCCACGATGTACTCGAGTCTTTCAGGTATTTCCTCGGTTTCAAGTGGGAGTAAACTAATCAAACGCTTTTCTGTATTGTTTATGATTATTTTGAGTAGTTCATCTTGCTTATCATCATCGATAGAGAGTAACATTTTTACATTTTCTAATGTAGCCATGTTATCCCTCCAATGTTTTTATAATTACCGCTTTTGTATCGTCCTTAGATACGCCTACGCCATGTTTTTCAGCTACTTCTAACAATTCAGCTTTTGTTGCTTTAGCATCAACATCTAAAGCTATATATTGCTCGTTATATACGTTTTGTTTATGGAATAGTTGTTCGATACGTTCATTAGTAATATCAGTAGGGAATGGATCTCCTACTTTATATTCTTTACCATCTTCTTTATCTATGAACGGTCGAACTACTTTGTAAGAATAAGCCATTGTAAGACCTCCTAGATTAATTATACGGTTTCAGTATTTCCACCAGTTGAAGCAGAACCAGCTGTTAATTTAGCAAATGCTTTGTCATCTGCAATATGGAATGCAACATCCATAGTTACACGTAAAGCGATTAATTCTTGTTCGAATAAGTTTACTGGTGAACCGTCAGCATTTTGTACAGTTGATAATTGACCATCTTCTGAAATTTTGTAAGACATGTTGTAAGGAATTCCGTAGAACACTTTGTTGAAGTCCCCAGCGTATAAGTCGCCTTTTTTAAATTGATCTGATTTAAGGTCAACAACTGGTAGTCCGTCTAGTGTGTTGTTAGCACGGTCATAATAGCTTTCTTTAGTATCTTCATCACGAACTCCACGTAATGCAGTGCGATTTTGTGTTTTAGATAAGAAAGCGTTAGCTTCAACATCATCTTCTAATAAAGTGTCCTCTAAAGCTAAGATATTATCTAAAGTGATATCACCTTTTACTACATTGTTAGCTGCAGTAGCTGATTGTTCTACTGATTGTTTGAATGGGTTATCTACATTTAATAAACCTGCTTCGTCAAACTTTTTATAGAACTGTTCAGCAATTTGAGGTTTCATTGCTTCGAAGAAACGAGAGTAAGTGTAGTTTAAGTATTCACGAGAAGCAACGATGATAACACCTAATTTATGAGAACGCATAGACGCCTCAAGTAAGCTAGGTTTAGAAGTTTGAATTTTTTGACCTTCTCCTACCCAGTAAGCACCTGGTTTATCTGCCCAGTAAGTGAACTTTTTCTCTGACTTTCCGCCCATATCTTGGTATTGACCTAATTGCATGATTTTAGAGTTTTGTAATACGTCTAAAAGAATAGGTTCGTTGAAATCGTTTAACAATTCCCCTTCTTTGTGCTCATGCATCATTACATTATCAGGATTGAATGTTTGTGGTTTTACGTTTGCCATTTATAATGCCTCCATTTTATTGAATTATTCTATTTTGTCTTGCTAATTCTGCAAAACTATCGCTTGTCTTTTTGTTACTAGATACATCACTTTGTTGTCCAGACGGCGTTGATTGACGAGTAGCTTCTTTTACTTGTTCTTGAACTGCTCTGTCGAAATCTTCCTTAATCGCGTTGACAACTTCATTGATTTGTTCGTTATCTTCCAAATGGATTAGTGAGTCAGCAAATGAAGTAGGTAGACCTTTGTCTTTAAGGTCGTTCTCCACATCAGCTTTGAGTTCACGTAATCTGAATTCTTTTTCCTTTTCTGCTAAGGCTTGTTCGCGTTTCTCAAATTCTTTGTCTTTCTTCTCTTTTTCAGTTAACTTAGCATAGCTTTCAGCTTCAGAACGTGCATTTTCAACAGCTTCTTTTAGCCTTTGTTCGAATTTTTTCTCTTGATTTGCTAATGCTTTATTTACAGCCTTGTGTTTTTGACTATCTAACTCACTTTGAGTTAATTCAAAAATTTCTTTGTCATCATCTTCTTGGTCATTTCCGCTTTGTTTATCTTTTACTTCAGGATCATTTGGATCATCTTCAGCGAAATGCTGTAAATTTAGCTTTAATCGTTTAATTTCATTCATTTATATCGTCCTTTCAAACAGTCTTAACACGAATGATTTTACGCATAAAAAAAGCACCCATTATAGTGCGGTTAAGCCCAATAAAGTGTGCTGATGTTTATGTTTATTACATTGTATTAATCCAGTTGATTACATTTTTAGCAGTTTAACGACTTACTGAGGTCGAGTAGGTTAACGTATCCTACTGACGAGATATTGGCCGGGTAACGCCAGGACCAACTGCTTCACGTTTTGACATAAGTACCACCTCAGATGAAGTTTTTAGGTTTAAACTCTTTCTTCTCAGGTTCTTTCTGTTTCGCTTGTGCTCGGTTACTAGGGTTTGAGTCATTCAATCGTTTCAATTCATGTTGAATGCCTTCAAGGGCTGCAGCAATACGTTCGTTATACACCGCTACCACCCTCTTGAATTGCATCAACAATTTTGTCTATTTTTTCTTGTGTCGTCATACTATCTTTGATGATATCTGAAGGCTCTTTGTTGAAGATTTGATTATATTCATCGTAAACATCATCTAGCCTGTCTTGTAAGTAACTTTCGTCATACTTGTCATACTCATCGATTGTATCACCATCAAGTTCAGTTACATCATAAAGACCTTCTTCTGTTTCGTAGTCCTCTTCGTACTCTTCTTCTAATGCATCTTCAGGACCGCCTAGCCCCTCTAAGAAATCTAAATCTTCTTGATCAAAGTCATCTGAAAAATCGTAATCTTCTTCCCAATTCTCTTCTTCAAATTCTTCGTCATCTGGATCCATAAAGTCATCTTCATATTCTGAATCTTCTTCATCGCTAAAGTCTGTATCGATGACTTCTTCTTCTTCCCAATCAGCATCTTCATAGTCGCCTATAGAATTATCTACGATTTCTTTTGCAGTACCTTCATTGGTAACTGGTGGCGTATTTGTTATATCGTTTGTTTCTGCCAATTGCAACACCTCCTTATAGTGAATATCTTCCTTTGCGTTCTTCAAAGAATTCATCTCTCCAATTAGGATTGATGTGTGGCGCTACAGCACTCCGACAAAAAGGATGCATAGGCGGAGCGTTCACACCTGGCTTCATATCTTTGACTTTAAATACTTTATTGTTTAAGTGCCTACAGGTTTTCGTTGTCTTACCATCAATCTTAGCGTGATATTCATATTCTGCATCTGGACCATGTTGTTCTAACATATGACGCTTTGCAGCTAACGTTTGCACTCTAGCAGTTTCTGTTATGAGTAAACGTCTTATTTCGTAAGTACTATTACCTGTTTCTTTTCTGAACTCTTTCACAAACTCATAAGGGTGTCGTCCTCTTAACAATACTTGGCTTGTAGCCTTTTCAACATGAGCACGAACAACTTTCATATCACGCCATAAACGACGTGACCAGTTAGAATTTTGAAATGGAGCAGTGACAATTGTTTTTACATCGTTGAGTGATACATGTATTGTTTCGCCTAAAATACCTGCTTGTTGCTCAAGAGAACGATAATAGGATGATTCCATGTAATTATAAATAGATTGCTCTATACGAGCGTATGAGTACGTTACAATGAGTCCTAACTGCGCTTTAAGTAACTTCTCTCTATTCACATACATCGCTGTGTTGTATTGTTTAAGTTCTCTGTTCGCTCTATCGCTAAAGTCATTGTTTTTAACGTATGACCTTGCTTTATTAGCAAAAGATTGAACGTCGAAAGTATCCACTCGCTTTTTTGCTTCGTTGATAGGAATACCTTCACTGTCTGCATATCTTGCATAGAACTTAGATATCTCATTCTCTATATCGTCAATCATGTTGTTAACAATGCGCTCAATCTCTTGGCTCATTTCCTTATCGCTCATTGTTTCGTCTTTAATAATCTCTTGAGCTCTTTTATCCCAATAAGTCATGTATTATCACTCCTTATTGTCAAATGTTTTGCCATCTTCTTCCGATGGTTGGTTATCAGTTAGATCATTGAACATTAACTCATCAGAATGTTTTATCTTTTCTTCTTGTTCTTTCTCAATACGTTTGACTTCATCTTGCGGATTGTCTATGAAAGATACAAGAGACATCAATGTTTTTTGGCTAATTTCTCCACCAGCGTTCATGTACATTTGCATTTCTTCTGTGATTGACTTAGGTAAGTTTCTAGTGAACGTAAACACTAAATCTTTGAGATTATCTTTGTCTATCTCTCTATTCACGCCCATGATTTCTCCGACTAACTTGTAACGTCTAACTAATCCTTTTCGGAACAACCCTTCTTTGATTGCAGTACGTTGCTCTAGTCCAAACAACTTATATTTCATTGCTTCTCCTGATTGGTGGCCCCCAAAGTTTTCATCGGTCATATCCGGAGTATTAGTAAGCGTGTGAATGTCTTTAGCAATTCTTGTTTTATATGCTTCTACACCACTCACATCATATTGTTTATAGATGTATTGAGCATCTACATTACCTTCAGTGACTTTGTCGTCCACTGTTGCGTATTCAGGAGGTGCTAAATGGAATACGTTTGCTTCTTTCTGTAAAGTTGCTACCTCTTCGTTTAAATCAACGTTACCTTTAATTAACAACATTGCATCGTTTAAATCACTCATATAGTTAGCTGTATCTGATTGCGCTTCATCATATAAGTCAATAAGGGGAATAACCTTTTCAAAGTCTCCTCTACGCTTTTCATTGTTGCTGAATTCTGTAATAGTAACTTTACCGAATGAATGCGCCTCTGGTGGTTTGCGTTCAGACAATTCTAAGTTAGTTACGCTGTTCGCCTCGTAGAAATATGTTGCTTGATCTGTAATAACATCAACATAGTAAATGTTACTTTCAACTTCCGTTAACTCTACGCTATCTTCTGTTGCTACCTTCCAGTATCTAATAGCCATCAAACTATTCTTCTCTACGCTTGTATCATATATAACAAAAGTATTGCGTGGATCTGATTTGTAAAATCTAACCTCATCTTCTTGGTTACGTATAATGTATTCATACGCTCTACCAAAGATAGACAAGTCTAAACCTAAAGAGCGATTGTGACTATCTACATCGTTAAGACTGTGTAACTCATTTAATTTACTTTGTGTCATCTCTTTATCTGATTGCACTTGTATTGCATGGCCAAAACAATAGCCATTAATAAAGTCAGTGATATATGAAGCGAAGTCATGCGCTGCTCTATTATCTGCTAAGTGTTTCTCTCTCCGACGTTTGTTACGCATGATGTTAAAGTTTAAACCTTGATAATAATCATCTAACATTTGTAATCTTGGAACTTGCGCCTCTAAATGATGACGAATGAAGTCACTGATATCGTTAGGGTTATCTAACAAGTCTTGTACTGTGCCATCGTATTTGTACGTTTCAACTGCGTCACGTCTATATATCTCATCACGCATTTGACGACGCTCAAGATCTCTTTCAAAGTTGTTAACGTGTGCCATGTGTTACCTCCTTATAAGCCCATAGCTTTAGCACGGCTAATGTTTTTCTTAATATTGACGTTTGTTTTGTTATTTCTAGGGAAGTGGAATTTCTCTAAACTATAACGCAAAGCATCAAGTATGTGGTTATTTTCATCTATAGGCTTGTTTAACCAGTTACCGTCTTTGTCTTGATCAAATGTATAAGTGTTTAATTCTTCTATCGTATGTTCACAAGATGGATGTACGTATATTTTGAACCCTTGTATAAATTGAACACCTTGCATGATAGAACCTTGACCTTTAATAGATGGTTTGAGATTAGAAATGCCTTTACGTTTAATCTCTGTTATCAATCGCTTCTCTGCACTATCTGCAATTATCTTTGCGTTTTTCAATCCTTTATCAAGATACATTTGATATATCTCATCGGTTAGCATACCTCTTTGATAATGCTCGTCGTATATCCATAACTCTTTATTCTTTAAGTCAACGATAGTACTAATAAGTGTTGTAGGATCTTGAGTGAACCCAAAGTCACTGCCATGAGCTACAACTTGCTTTTCTTTCAATTTTTTAACCCAGTCAAATTCCTTAACCTCGAAATTCTCAAACACTAATCCTTCTGCTACTCCCCAATCTCCATCACAAACAATTCTTGCACGTCTTGGGTTTGTTCTGTACAAATCCTCATAACGCGCAATATCGACCTCATCAAGCCATTCATTTACTCGATAGGTTGTTGTATATGAAAATGTGTTGTTCAACTTAGTATCTTCGTCGCAGAATGTAGGTTTCAACCAATGTCTCTCACTCTCAGGGTGTAACGTGACCGT